ACCTACACGGACAACGAGGAGGGTGAGACAGACGACCTCCAGATCAAAATCCAGGACCGGGAAGGGGACTGGCTGCAAAGCTGGTTGGATCAGGTCATTGATGCGGCGGCTGGCGCGGGGCTAAAGTTCAGCGCGGCCTTCACCCAGAAGAACTGGGGCAATGACAGCGCTCTCCCCACAGGCGATTTTGAACTGGACAGCGTATCGGCGGCTGGCCCGCCGTCTACCGTCACCATCAAGGGCACATCCCTGTCCTTCAGTGCGCCGATCCGGCAGACCAAGAAGTCCAAGGCATGGGAATCCTACACCCTCTCCGGCATTGCCAACGAGATTGCCGGGGCCAATGGCCTGAGCTGTATGTTTGAATCTGCCAATGATCCCTTCTACGAGCGCGTGGAGCAGCGGAAGACCAGCGACAGCGCGTTTCTGGCCAAGCTGTGCAAGGACGCCGGGATCTCTCTCAAGGCCACGGACGGCCAACTGGTGCTGTTCGATCAGTCCAAGTACGAGGCCCAGCCCCCTGTGAGGACCATCAAGCGCGGGAAGGAGGGCGGGTACATCAGCTACTCGCTCAGCGTGGGATCGGCAGACCAGCAGTACAGTTCCTGCCGCGTCAGCTACACGGACCCCGGCAGCGGGAAGTGCATCGAAGGAACCTATTCGGATGATTCTGAGAAGACCGGGCAGTGCCTGGAGGTTTCGGCAAAGGTGGCGAACGCCGGCGAGGCAAAGGCCCTGGCTGAAAAGCGGCTGCGGCTGCACAATAAGCTGACCCGGCTGGTGACGTTCACTTTCCCCGGCACTCCTGCGCTGGTGGCCGGTGTCACGGTCCAGCTGGAGGACTGGGGCGGCTGGGACGGGAAATACATAGTGAAGCAGGCCGTCCATGCCGTCAGCTCTACCGGCGGATACACCACCAAGATCACGGCGCGGAGGTGCCTGGGAGGATACTGATATGACGGAAGCGGAGAATCGGGAAAATCTGGTCAGCCAGGCCCTAGATGGTCTGGTGCGTGTTGGTACTGTAACTGACCGGCAGATGGACAAGCGGCTGGTGCGCGTGTGGTTTGATGATGATGCCATGTCCTCTGGCTGGCTGCCGGTCGTCATCAGCCAGGATGTAAGCCCGGACCATGATTACGATGACCCACAGTGGACAGAGTTTGAATCAGAATGGAAGGGGTCTCGTGCTGGTGAAAAAGATTATGTAGACCATCGACACACAATCAATCGGAAGCCCTATATGCCGAAGGTTGGCGATCAGGTGCTGGTGGTCTATCTACCTGTCTGGAATGCAGACGGATTTGTGATCGGAGGGATAATGCCGTGGCGGTGATTGGATATTTGGGTACCAGTGCCGAGGAGGGATTGATCTTTGAGGTATCTTCTGAAACGCTGGAGACCATCAACAACATGAATTGGTCCGGTTCTGCCCGATACGCAGTCCACCAGCGGCACAATACCCATGCTCTCACAGAGTTTGTTGGACTGGACCCGGACAAAATTACCTTTGACATCACGTTCCTGGCCCAGCTGGGTGTAGAGCCCATGAAGGAAATCGTGAAGCTGTGGAAATACAACCGCGAGGGGACAGCCCTGCAGCTGGTCCTCGGTGAGCACGGCTACGGAAAGTACCGATGGACCATTACATCAATTAAGGAAAAAACCAAGTACAGCGATGTGCATGGCAACATTTACTGCGCCGATGTATCTGTCAGCTTGCAGGAGTATCTGAGCAAGGATTTTTAGGAGGCGAGGATAGGTGAGCTATACGGTAAGAGCAACAGACCTGAAAAACATCCGCTTCAATGACCCGGAGCTGGTCACCTCCGTGCTGCAGAATATCGCCGTCATTCTGGCCACCCCAAAAGGCAGTGTGCCGCAATATCGGGAATTCGGCCTGTCCGCAACCATGCTGGATAAACCGACGCCTGTTGCGAAGATGATGATGCGGGCCGAAGTCCGCGAGGCAATTGAGCGGTGGGAGCTGCGGGCGCGGTTTGTCAGTATGACATTCGAGGAGCGGATAACGCAGCCCGGAACACTCTGGCCAACGGTGGAGGTGGAAATCATTGGAGACCAAAGAGATTAAGAGGAACCCCGCATATCAGTTTGTATCCACCGATACCAACGGGATCATTTCTGATCTGATAGAAGGGTACGAGCTGATTATGAAAAGCGCCGTCCGGCCAGCCAGTCCGGAGATGCAGCTGATCCGCTGGGTAGCCCACATCATCATCCAGGAGCGGATGCTGAATAACTGGACCGGCAACCAGAACATCCCCAGCCGTGCGGACGGAGAAAACCTGGACGCCCTGGCGGAGCTGACCTACATCCAGTCCCGCCCGCCAGCGAAGCCAGCGGCCTGCAAAATGCGGTTCGAAATTTCCCAGCCGCAGGAGCAGGCTATTTTGATTCCCGCCGGTACCCGCGTGACCGATTCGAGCAACACGCTGGTCTGGGAAACCCTGGCGGACCACTATGTTCCTGCCGGGCAGAGCTCCATCGAAGCGGAGGTCAGGTGCCAAACGCCGGGGATCATCGGCAACGGCTACGAAGCCGGGCAGATCAACACCTTGGTGGATGTCTACGAATATTATTCCAAATGCATCAATACCAATGCGTCGGACGGTGGTTCCGACGTGCCGACAGATGAGGAGTATTACGAGCTTATGAGAGCTTCTATGGACGCATACAGCTGCGCAGGAGCCAGAGGCGCGTACATTTACTGGGCCATGCAGGTCAGTACGGAGATCGCAGACGTTGCCGCCAGCTCCCCCACTCCCGGCGTTGTCAAAATATACGTTCTGATGGATGACGGCACACTGGCCACAGAAGAAATCAAGAGCAAGGTGCTGGCCGCGTGCAGCGCCGGTGAACGGCGTCCTCTGACAGATTTGGTATCTGTGGAGGATGCCGGACTCGTTCCCTACGACATCCGGTTCACCTATTACACCAATCGGAACAGCAGCCAGAGCGGCGCGGACATCGCGGCGGCGGTGCAGGCGGCAGTGGACAAGTACATCGCATGGCAGTGCGGGAAGCTTGGCCGGGATATCAACCCCTCCAAGCTCATCAGCCTGCTCATGCAGACCGGCGTCAAACGGGTGGACCTGGCCTCCCCGGCGTTTACCCATCTGCAGGACGGGAACCAGACACTGCATGCGGACATGAGCTATGATCCTGCGGAGGCAGTCCCCCAGGTGGCGCGGGTGATGCATGTTACAATCCACAATGGAGGGTACGAGGATGAATGATCCGGGCGTCAACCACAGCCTGACAGCGGACAATATTCTGGTGTCGTTCCCTATTGCCTTGCAGGGCGATGCCTCGGCTGCTGCCCTGGGAGAGATCACGGCCCGGCTACTGGCCCGGCGGCCGGAGGAGATCAGCCAGCTGCGGATTTATCCTATGATAGACCAGCTGCCGGAACGGCTCCTGGACATTCTGGCCTACGACTTCAAGGTGGACTGGTGGGACCCGAACTACACTTTAGAAGAGAAGCGGCGGACGTTGAAGGAGAGCTGGCGGGTCCACAAGATGCTGGGTACCCGTGCAGCTGTGGAGATGGCGATACGGGCCATTTACCAGGAGGCTGCGGTACAGGAGTGGTTTGAATATGAGGGCGGCAGGCCCTACCACTTCAAGCTGTATATCGACCTCTCCAACGAGACGGGCAGTGAAGTGCGGCCCTGGCGGGTGCTGGAGAAGGTCAATTTTTACAAGAGCCTGCGCTCCCACCTGGATCGGCTGGAGTTTACTATCCAGCCCAAAGACCCGGCCATACTCCGGCTGGGCGGCTGTACCACCGCGCATGTCCGGTTCCCGATTCCGGAGCAGGCGGATGAGATCCGGATACAGGGAATCCTCCGGGCAGGCGGGAGCATGACGCCGTCGGTCAGACTTCCAGTTTTGGAGGATACCGCTGCCACACCTGTAGAGAAAGTGTTCCGCACCGGAGGCCAGACGGCGGTCCACGTCACGGCGCCTGTGCCGGAGCAGCAATAAGGAGGAGATTTTGCGATGGAAATTGCGTTCAAGCCGACAACCCATGGCCGCGCCATTCTGTCGGCCTGCATGGCCCATGCGTTACCGCTTCAGCTGACGCGGGTGGCCTTCGGCAGCGGCAGGGTATCCGAAGACCAGAACCTGGCGGATATGCACGAGCTGATCCAGTACATGGCGGACGGTACCATCGGAGACCGCCGGCACGAGGACGACCGGCTGTATCTGACCGTGCAGTATGCCAACGATGCAGCCCATGCCAGCGTCCGTACGTTCATGCTTTCGGAGTTCATAATCTACGCGAGGAATCCGGAGACTGGGGAGGACCAGGATTTCATCTATGCAACTCTGGGCGATTACAGCCAGTCCATCCCAGCCTATCGCGCAGGCTTTCCGCCAGGAACCTGGAGCCTCCCGCTGGTC